CATCATTAGGGCAGTCGGTGCAATCAAAGTTTCATCGCCTGCCATTGCCACAACCGATGCGGCAGAGGCAGCAATGCCGTCAATTTTCACGGTAACCTTGCCTTTGTGACTTTTCAGCATGGAATAAATCTGACTCGCTGCAAACACATCGCCCCCAGGCGAGTTCAGCCAGACTGTCAAGTTTCCGCTGACCTTTGCGAGTTCATCACGAAACAAAGCAGGTGTTACTTCATCGCCCCACCAAGTATCTTCAGAGATAGGACCGTTAAACAAAAGCTCTGTTTCCGATGTATCTTCGTTTTGGATAAAGTTCCAGAATTTCTTCATTTGGTTTTCTCCTCCTTTTCTGAATTTTGATTTGCAAATGCACCTGCATCAGCGAGTTTTGTAAAGCTGCCATTTACAAGATACAAGTTACCGCCTTCCTCCTCAGAAAGCATATTCATATCTTCCTTTTCACGGATATCGTTGGCAGACATCCAGCCATTCTGTCTTGCGGTAGCATAACCCTGCATACGGGAAGCATAATCGCCACGCAGAAGTCCGTCTACATTGAACTTCACAAAATACTGCCCCTTTTCAGAATCAGAAAGAAGTGCTTTCTGCAAAGACTGCTCCCACCTTACAATCCAAGGATCAAGGCTGTATTTCACGAAATCCAATGACAGATGTTCTACGTTACTGAATGTTGCATGGTCAAGGTCACCGATCATATGAAGCGGTACACGATACATTCTTGCGATTTCTTCAATCTGAAATTTTCTGGTTTCCAGAAATTGTGCTTCATTGTTTGGAATTGCAATGGGAGTAAATTTCATGCCCTCCTCTAAAACTGCGACCTTGTGAGCATTTCTTCCGCCATAGGCTCTCTGCCACGCATCACGCACACGTTCCGGATTTTTGATCACTCCGGGGTGTTCCAAAACACCTGACGGACTTGCACCGTTTCCAAAAAACGACGCACCGTATTCTTCGCAGGCAATAGAAATGCCGATTGCATTTTTCGCAAGTGCAATCGGCGAATATCCAACCAGACCATCAAATCCAAGTCCGGGAATATGCAAAACTTCATCGGCGTAAAGAACGATGTCACCCTGTTCTTTCAGATTCGGATTTGCCTCATCGTAACGGCTGTAAATGTATATCAGGCGGTTTTTTTCATCACGGTCAACCTTCATTTTGTCAGGCATCAGAGGATACAGTCCTAAAACATCACCTCTGCCGTTTCGGATAATCTGTGCATAGGCATTGCCGTAGATAAGCAAGTGTGACATTAAGGTTTCTCGGAAAACAAAAGAAGTCATTTCAGGATTTGGCTGATCGTGGAGCAAAAAATAAAGCGGATGCCATGGCACTCGCTCTTTTCCTTTATCGTTATATTTGTACAAATGCAGTGGCAGCTGTGCAATCGCTTCTGACAGCACACGCACACAGGCATAAACCACAATATGCTGCAGGGCTGTTCTGTCTGTGACACGTTTGCCGCTGTTCGCTCGTCCGAAAAAGTATGTGTATGACGGGCTGTCATAACTGTTTTGAGGCTTATCTCTGGATTTGAATAACCTGCTGAAAATACTCATATAAAAAATCCTCCTGTTATTTTTCATTTTTCTATTGACATTTGATAGCATTTATGCTATCATAAGAATAGAAGTAAAATCGATGGAGATTATACAATGTACGAGATTGAATTTTATGAAAAAGAAAACGGTGAATCTGACGTCTGGGATTTTCTTGAAGAATTGCGAGAAAAATCGGAAAAAAGCAAGGACGCAAGAATCCAATATAACCAGTTGATGCTTCACATTCAGCTGCTTCAAAACAATGGGACTCGGCTGCCAAACAACATTACAAAACATATTGAAGAAGATATCTGGGAGTTAAGACCTGGAAACAACAGAGTTTTTTATTTCTACTACTGCAATGATACTTTTGTGTTGCTGCATCATTTCAGAAAGAAAACACAAAAGACACCGCAGCGTGAAATTGAAAAAGCAAAATCAGAACGTGACGATTATCTATCCAGAAAGGGGTCATGATTTATGAGAACATGGAATGATTACAAAGAACACGTAAAAGCAACCAGCCCTCAGGGAAAAGCAGACATAGAAGAAATGGAAGCAATTGCAGCCATTATCTCTGCGGTCATTGAACAGCGGAATGCTTTGGGATATTCCCAGAGACAGCTTGCTGAAATGTGCCATATCCCGCAATCCTCGATTGCAAGAATTGAATCCTGCAAAACTGTTCCGAATCTTGAGACTCTGGTGAAAATCATGAAGCCTCTCGGACTCACTTTAACTGCACAGGCAGTTTAAGATCTACAAAATCAGCATTTCCCTCGAATCATAAACAGACTCATCAGACACACATCCACAGCGAATTGCACGGTCAAGAGCCATAATCATGGCAACTGCACCGTCAATCTTCTCTGTGGATTTTTCTTTGTCCGGCTTGATATTTCCGGCAGGGTCACGGCGAATGAAGATGTTGTCCATCATCCACCTTAAAACAGGATGCCCATTGTGGGCAAGTGTCTGTTCCAAAGTCAACTTCATCAATTCCTTGGTCGGCGGTGACATATCTTTATAACCCTGTCCAAATTGCACCATCGTGAATCCAAGTCCTTCCAAATTCTGTGACATCTGCACTGCACCCCAGCGGTCAAATGCAATTTCTTTGATGTGAAATTTCTGCCCCAGTTCATCGATGAAATTCTCAATAAAACCATAGTGAACCACATTTCCCTCAGTCGTTTTCAAGTAGCCTTGCCGTTCCCATATATCATATGGAACATGGTCACGTCTTACTCTGAGTGGCAGTGTTTCTTCCGGCAGCCAGAAGTAAGGAAGAACATAATAATGTTCATCGTCTTCTGTAGGCGGAAACACCAAAACAAATGCTGTAATATCTGTTGTAGAGGAAAGGTCAAGACCGCCGTAGCAGACATGACCTGCAAGGTCATCTTCATCAAACGCTACTTTGCATTTATCCCATTTCTCCATAGGCATCCAGCGGACAGCCTGTTTTACCCATTGATTCAGACGCAGTTGCCGAAACGCATTTTCCTCGCCCGGCGTTTCTTTTGCAGAATTACACGCAGCCACCACCTTATCCATTCCGATGGTCTTATCGAGTGACGGATTTGCTTTTTTCCAAACCTTCGGATCCGTCCAGTCCTCCGATTCATCTGCACCATAGATAACCGGATAGAAAGTCGGATCATGCTTTCTGCCCTCCAGAATGTCTTTCGCCTTTTGGTGAACTTCATAGCAGATTGAATTTGTGTCCGTTCCGGCTGTGGTGATGAGAAAATACAAAGGCTGCATTCTGGCATCGCCGGAACCTTTGGTCATAACATCAAACAGCTTTCTGTTGGGTTGGGTATGCAGTTCATCGAACACCACTCCGTGGATGTTGAAACCATGCTTGGAATAGGCTTCAGCAGAAAGCACCTGATAGAAGCTGTTGGTCGGAATGTACACAATACGCTTTTGTGAGGTCAGGATTTTCACTCGCTTGGAAAGGGCAGGACACATTCGCACCATATCCGCCGCCACATCAAATACAATGGCAGCCTGTTGGCGGTCGGCAGCACAGCCGTAGACTTCGGCACGTTCTTCGCCATCACCACAGGTGAGCAGCAGGGCAACCGCAGCGGCAAGTTCTGATTTGCCATTTTTCTTCGGAATCTCAATGTAAGCCGTATTGAATTGCCGATAGCCGTTCGGTTTTAAGATTCCAAACAGGTCACGGATAATCTGTTCCTGCCAGTCCAGCAGTTCAAATTTCTTTCCTGCCCAGGTGCCTTTGGTGTGGCTGAGGCATTCAATAAAAGAGACGGCATAGTCTGCCGCTTTTTTGTTATACTTGGAATCCTCCGCCATAAAATGGGTCGGTTTAAATCTTGCTATTGTTCTCACCTCCAAACAAAAAAGACCTGCCAAAAAGCAAGTCTGTATCATTTATTTTAATGCCCTCATGTGGCAGTTTTGTAATCGAGATTCCATTCCCATTGTAACCATGTTACCATACAAATTCAATGATAGCAAGTCATAACGAAAAAATATACTGCACAAATATATGGCTCAGATTTTGTGTACTATATTTCTTCGGTACGAGCCACAGCCCCCTTGAATCAGGGGCTGTTTGGAAAGAGTGAGGAAGGTTTATCTTCCCGTCATACTTTCCCATTCAAATTCGCAGGCGTTTTCGTACTCCTCATCGAAAAGGGCATCGTCATCGATTTCCTTTTCCGTAAAGTCGATGCCGTCGATTTCCTCAAAGGTCGTTCCGTTTTCCTCGGCATCTGCCTTTGCAAGGCTTTCTGCGTTTTCCTCAACCCATGCAGTGAACTCCTCGTTGTCCATCCTGTCCTCGTTTTCAATCTCCAGTTCGTATTCGTAGTCCGCATCGAACCAGGTGATGACCGCCTTTGTGATTTCGGTTCTTTCGTTCCAGTCCGTTCTGTTTGCCATTGCTCTTGCCTTTGCGATTCCGTATGCTACCATTGTGTTTTTCCTCCGTTTTTTTGGTCGTTTTCCCTTTCGGTAACTGTATATTACCATACCTTTCGGCGTATAGCAAGCGGCTAAATGTACAGAACATAAGGCGATATTTCCGCTGTATATTTGGTGGATCTGACACTGGATAAACTTGCTTTTCTATGGTAAAATACAGTACAATGGAAAAGGCATCTCCGGAAATCGCAGCCACCAACCAAGCCCCGCACAGTTCGCCTGTGTGGGGCTGGTTTTGACTTTGGGCAGTTTTTCGGCAAGTGCTCTGAAAGCCCACACAGGGCAAACAGGGCGGTTACATGGGGAACTTTCGATGCATTACAGACAGGATTTTCTCCCGTTCCTCCGTGGAAACGCCGATGCTTTCCAGAGCCTGCCGAATGCCGCAGTCCGGGCAAATGGGCGTTTGGTTGTCCGTTCTGGAAAGTGCCGGAACACCGGAGTAGGGTTTTCCGCAAAGTGGGCAGACCGCCGAAACTGGCTTATCCGTTTTCATGGTGGTACACCTCCCGTTCGCTGATGTCCATGGCTTTCCGCAGGTGTTTCAGGTCAAAGCCGAACTGGTGGTATCCGTCCACACAGGTGCGGATGTAGGCAGAAGTGGGGATGCCCAGTTTCCGTTCCTCGTGCATGATATACACAAAGGCAGTCAGCTTTTTCCCGGTTTCTGCAAGGGGAAGTTCCAGTTCCGTTTTGTAGTAGAAATGGGGATACCCCTCATAGCGGTCAAGGGCAAGTTCATCTCGTTCCGACACCGACCAGACTGCCGCCGGAACGGTACAGCCCTGCTTGGGTTCGATGGTCAGATAGGAACCGGTCTTACTGCCCTTGAACAACAGCTGGTAATTTGGAATCTCCGCAGTCCCCACAATTCTGGCATCCGGGCAGCGGAACTGCATCTGTTCCACGTTCAGATTGCTGCCGTAGGCAAGGTAAAACTTTTTCATGCAATCAAATCCTTTCTGAAAGGGATACCCTTTCACCACCATAAGACCGCCGAAGCGGTCT